TAACCGTAGATGTTAATTTACACACGATATTGCATGTTTCTTCATTATAAATACAAATAAACCTCGGGAATTAGTCCGAGGTTTTCTCATTTCAGATAATCATTCAATACACTTCCATAATCAGCGGTGTATTGGGTGAGCCTCAGACTGATTTCCGTCTTCATGACATCGCGGGTCATGCCAAAGCGCTCCTGATAGCCACGGTAATAGATCATATTATAGATGATAAAATCGTCGTTCTTATCTTCAACCACTTTGACATTCCGCTGCTTCAATTCTTGACGTAAACGATATATATCCTGCATGATCCGTTTTTGTATGTATTGTCCGGCCATTAGGTACGTCTTTGCTAAGACGTTGCCTGACAGTTCCGTTTCTCTCATGCTGTTGCTGACCATCGTGTCTATGTATGGTAGCAAGATCAGGTCCCGGACCATTGTTCTTTCTTCCATTGTAAGTAGATTGTTCATTTTGCCTTCATCCATTGTGATCCTCCGGTACTTTACGTTTATCTGTATTATATCCAAACGGATGTTCTTTAGAAACCAGGAATGATTTTATGTCGCTCAGTGGAACCGCAAAAGAATGTCCCACGTTCGCAGCTCTCACAATGCCCACCAGTTCCCCACGATCATTGATCAAAGGCCCGCCACTGTTACCCTGTTTTACCTCTGCATCCGTCATGATGGCTGTGTATGACTCACCTGTGGTCATTGTGGCGGGTTGATCTACCTTTTGTATGGTGCCCTCAGCAAAACTCCAGGATGGCAGTCCTGCGGGCTGGCCTACAGTCATGATAGATTCCCCTGCGTATGGCTCTATGTCAGATAGCACAAATCCTTTGGAGTTACTATTGATGTGCAGGAGCGCCAAGTCCAGTTTCAAGCTTGAGGTTATCAGCATGGCGCTATATCGTTGCTTGTCGTAAGTATTTATGACTATTTCTGTATGTGCGCTAGAAATAACATGTTCGTTGGTAAGGATATACCCATCGTCCAGCAGTGTACCGGTGCCTGTGCTGGTGATTTCTGATGTGGTCGCCCATGGGTAACGGTGTTCGTTGATTAGGACGATTTGTACAGTTTTGCTACGTGCTGATTCTAACTCTGATTGAAAAGTATGTGGTTCATTATATTTGTAGGCGTATGCTGGTGATGCCGATAAAAGAAAAAATATAATCACTAGTAGTTTTTTCATAGGTTCCTCCTATAAGTGAAATAAAAAAAGCCCCCGTTAGGAAGCTTTTTTGTAATCCAACACTGCCTTTTCTATAGCTGACTTTATTTCCTCTGGCGCTACTTGGATTCCAGCCTTATCAAGCATCTTGGAGGCATAGTTGTAAGCCTCACTTAATTTTGTATGTCCACCTAATGAATTGAATTCTTTTTCCGCAAATGCATAGGCTTCGGTCGCAATCTTGTGAATCAACTCACGCTCTGCCAGAGACGTTTTACTATCGATCCATAGTTTCACTCTCTTTTGCAACAAGGCCAGCATAGAAAGGACGATAGTTGCTAATATGCCCACAACAGCGACAGCAACTGTAGCCACCTGCGGTTGTACTTGATCCCATATTTCTTTCATGATTAACCCTCCTTAGGTATGATTAAGACTCGTTTTGGGTTGGTCGCATCCGGCTCCATAAATACACTACGGACCATCCCCAAGCTCATGAGGTCTACTGAACGGATATAGCTCGTATTGTCAAAAATCTTTGTCTCCACTGGTGTACTGTTGATATGCACTGTTTTATCCTGAAAATACCACGTCATAAACCCTAGAGCAGATAACGTCATTTTAGCCGGAACCCAACTCCGACCATCAATGATGATTCCGGGCGTACTCAGATTTAGATCACCTATACAGACCGTTACTGGTTGTGTTACTCCAACAGTGGTGTTATAAGGTACACCGAGGTACTCACAGGCTGCGCGGGCCACAGCTTCGGCATAGCGCGGGATGAAGTCTGGTGACACCAGTATCACTTCCTCTGCTGGATTGCTGAGAAAGCCCGGCTCTGCCAGCGCTGCGGCCATCTTAGTTTCTCGGGTAACAGCGAGGTTGAGTTTATTTATGCCGCGATCCTTGAATCCGGTAGCCTGAACAAGATGCTTCTGTAGGATTGTCGCCAGCTTAACACTATCTCCTGTGCGGGTATATTCCGTTTCCGTTCCAGTTGATTCAGGCTTGAAACTGTTCACGTGGATGGATATAAACGCTTCTGCCTTCATCTTATTTGCCATTTTTGCTCGGTCACTGAGTTGAACAAAAACATCAGTTTCTCGGGTAAGGGTGAATCTTATTCGCGGATTATCTTTCAGTAGTTCCTTTACCTTTAGGCCAACCGCCAAATTGATGTCCTTTTCTTTGACTCCGGTTACACTGATTGCGCCTGTGTCGTGACCTCCATGTCCTGGATCGCCTAAAACGTCATATATCTTTTCCGTCATCAGGTGCCGCCTTTCCGGGTCTATGCCCTCCTGTGATAATGTCGATGATGTAGTTAAGTTCCTCGCTTCCGACTTCTCGGATAACGTCGAACGCCCATATTCTCTTACGGGGATGTACGGTTCTCCGCCAAGCTTTACGATCTGCTTTCCCACATACTTTCGCCACTCTTCGCTTTCCTCCTTAAACAAAGGGAAATGGTTCTGCAAGAACTTGCGAAACATCTTCATGCCCGAACGCTTGCCAAACAGGTAAAATAGGTAGAACAAAAGGGCCTCCCATTTGAGGCCCTCCATGTTCTTTATTATGAAGTAAGTCAGGTCATACAGCGTCTCTAGTATGCTCCACATGTTCCACCACCTTGTATAGCAGCATGTCCTTTACTTCAGGGCCAAACAAGCCTTCGATGAATTGTAGGGTGAAATCTGTCACAGGACTATTGAAATATTCTGATTCGTCGTATTGGATGAAGTTTTTCATTATTTTTTGTCCTTCAAGCTTTGTGTGATACGCTGGATCATCTCATTACGGCGTTTGATAAGTGGTTCAATCTTCAACTGCTTTTGCTTGGCAGACAATTGACCACGTTCTATCGCTTTAATCCTCTTGTTGATGTCACTTACTGCATCCGATACATTATTGATGCGGTCCAGTTGACCTTGATTTTTAAATGGTACCTTGTTCAGTTTGGCAGATGCTTTCTCCTTGGTCAGTTCGTCTTTCTTCATATAAAACTTATCCATGGCCTTGCCGCCTTGATTCGGATCCACCAGGAATGATCGGGTAAACGGCGCCTGCTCAATGGACTTGGCTGGCTTTGTTGTGCGCTCATAGACTCCTGTTTTATCCAAGATCAGGTCCACAACGTCCGTGGCGTATTTACCAACACCAGCGGTCAATCCCTGTAGTGTATTGTCGATCACTCGCGGTGAACTGAAGTTCTTGAATGTACCTTTACCACCAGTAAGCTTCTCTACGCCACCCGCAATGATCCTAGCAGATGTCGTAGTGCGAACCGGGTCATACTGGTCAGAGAATTCTAATCCTTGCTCAGAACGTGGAATGATAGGACCTTCTTTAAAGAAAGAATAATTTGAGTATCCTTCATAAAGTGGGAGCAATCCAGAAATTTGTGTTGGCAATGAAGAATCTTTCAATGCTCGCCGTGCAAATCCATCAAACGCTGCAGAGTCCTTGTTAAACACAAAGTCCAGTGCCTTTTCCGGCAGATTAGCAAATACTGCTGCCAAATCAAATGGCTTTGGAATACGAGCCACAGTATCTGTACCCGGAACAGCCAGTAACCAGAAGGAGTCCTTCATCCAATCTGGAGCATTAGCAATAGTATCCTTTTGTGTCTTATTTGCAAACTCGCGATTAGCGATAAAGATACCTATTGTTGGTGCTGTAACAGAAACAAATCCACGAGACACAACGCCTAAGGGATCATTTTTAATTGCTCTTATAAGTTTTGATTTACCTTGAACATTAGCATTAAAAAATGAAACAACACGGTTTAGAGGCCTCACACTAGCTCCACCGCGGGCAAAATCCATCAAATCACGGGACCGGTACGCTGCCTCTTGCTTGCTGGCGCCAGAACGCAGTGCTGCTCGGTACTCCCCGACCTTGGTCGCTGATTCCGTTGTGTCTGAAATGGCTCTCAATAGTCCAATCAGTGACTTACCGTTAACCAAATTGACAAATTTTTTCGAATTCGGCTGCTTCAGAACCGTTTCCAAGGCTTTTCTGTGAAGATTTCTATCCATAGAAAGCGTATTTCCGTAAGCTCCCAGGTTATCAATCCACTCTTTGTACAATGGACCTTTCGTGATGGTCTGGATCAACCCGGCGCCAAAGTCGGTAATAGGATTGAATCCACTTTCCGAGACAACGAAAGCATTGTTGATATCACGAATTGGGTTGCGCAATGCAAACTCTGGTGTCAGAGTGGCGCCAGCTCTTAGCAAGCTTGCTGGTTTGGAAAGGATGTTTATCAACGTATTACTGGACTCTTTGTCCAGGTTCATCAGTGCCTTGTATACCTCAGGCTGAACCTCATACCGGACTTCCTTGCCATCTACCTTAACCTTGACTACGTTTTTCTCTCCTACTTGCTCGGCATTGGTGAGTTTGCGGAAGAATGTACCGTTTCCATCCAGTTCAGCAAGCTTTGGTATCTGCCGGGCCACATTATTACGTTCGGCAGCATTTACGCTTTGAAAGATGTTCTTCACCATATTTTCCAGTGGTGCGATAACCTTTCGCTCTGACCCCTGCAATGCCTTAATCGGGCTGGTTACGTTGGCGAGAGCACTCGATAACCCGCCGCCGAATCCCACCTTTTCGTTATCCATTTCACGGAACAGTGGGATATAGTTCTTCCAGCGTTCGCCCAGCACGTCATACAGTTCCTTCGATACCACGCCACTGTCTACCAGTTCCTTTAGCATATCGCGGTTTACTTTCACAAGCTCTTGCTGTGCTGCTTTCATTTCGGGTGAATCCAGTTCATCGATGATTGATTTAATCTCCTGATTGGTGTAACCAGACTTATATCCCGCGGCGTTTACATCTCTTGCATGCATCGCAAGCACATAATCTTCTAAGTCTTCAGCAGTCTTACCCATGCTCTCTACTTTGCTGATTACAGGGCCAAGTCTATCTTGTACAATACGGCTTGCTCTTTCCGGCGCACCCTTGAAGAGTCTAGCAGACTTATATAGGCTGTCTTCTGCGCTGGCTAGTTTTCCCCCACGCACGTTCTTTTCTACCGTCTCAAGGGCTGCTAGATCGTCTGTGGTTTGTGTACGCCACTTCTGCCACCGTTCGGAAAATGGCGTTGACTTCTTTGAAACGTTACGGCTTATTTTCTCTCTGAATGATGCTGAATCGCCTTCGGGTTTAGCATTGAACTCAGCGGCGGCCTTCCCTTCATCGCTTGCCAATCGTTCCTGGCGCCGTAGTTCCTCTCGACTCATGCGCAGGATCTTCTCTGCGTGTGGACGGACAGCCTCGCCAAACTCCTTTACCAGTTCTTCCGTGAAATTTGCAGCTTTGATGGTGCCCTTTCCAAGCTTAGAAGCCATAATAACCGCATAGTCAGCCCATTCTGGTAACGGGTTGGAGTTCAGGTTGCCTCTACGCTTTGCCAACCGTTCTCTAGCAGCCTTCTCTGCCTCGTCAAGGTAGGTGTAAACCTTATCCCGTACGTTTGGATGGTTGACGGCTTGAATCGCTTCCTCGACTTCCTGAACCTCTGTTTTAACCGGTGTTTTGATTGGTTCTGGTTCAGCAATTGGCTTAGGCTCTGGCGCCGGGGTAGACTTCAAAGTTGCTTCAGCTTCCTTAGAAGACTGCATGGCATAGTCAATATCATCTTGTGTCCATTCGGATACGGGCTTACTTAGGATTTCACGGTCCCGAGCGCTGAGATTTTCATCAACCACAGGTTTTTTGGTTTCTGGTGCAGTTGCAATAGGCTCTGGCGCCTCAGTAATCGGTTCCTGTACAGTTCTAACCGGCTGCATACTTGGTGTCGTATCAATAGGTGCTGAAGGTGTTTCTGCCGCCACAGGAGCTTCTGGCGTTCCTGACTTTCTTGCTGCGCGTACATCGGCGAACTTCTCAAACCCCGAGCGCACAGCGCCTCCCGCAGCGCCCAGGCCTAACCCAAATCCTCCACCGATCAAAGCATTACGCAGAATATCCTTATTACTATCCTGTTGGTTCATTAGACCAGCAGCTACGTTCTGGGCTGTTCCTGCCAATCCTTCTGTCAGCCCTCCTCGTACGATATTGTTAGCCGTTGATGGGCTTACCTTCGGGATTACCTTAGAAATTGCATTGGTCGCCTTCATTGCAGCACCTGTGTTCATTAACTTTCCAGCTGCCTCATATGGCGCCGCATTTGGCCCCAACCCTACCGGGGCACCAGTCGGAGTAATGAATGGCGTGACTAAATTATTGATGACATTTGATACTTTGTCAGCCGTGGCGTTACCCGTAGAGTCGCGTTGGGTTACACCAGAGTTACCCGCGAAGGAGTTGGAAATAAAACGGCCCACGGGGTTACCGAAGGCCAGATAGTTTAGTGCACTGGGTACTGTTTTAAGGACGTCCGGCATGTTTGTTTCGTCAATCGCTTTTTGCCGGATATCGTATTCTGTGACTGGTTTAACCGGAGCAGCTGGACCTCCGCCAGTTTGATTCAGTACACTTGCTGCCGGTAGGCGCCCTTGCAGTTGAGTCTGCAAAGACGTCACCGGAATGTTCAGTGCTGACGGCGCTGGGAGTTTACCTTGAAACGCCTCAATTTGCTTTTGCTTAGCTTGATCTGCCTTGAAGTCAATTGGCTTCATCGGCTCCGGTGTAGTGTTAAATCCCTGCACCTGTGGTCCTTTTCCTACACTAGCAAGTGTGCTATCTAATAAAGTTTTTCCTCTGGCGTTATCTTCTGCGGTTGTGTCAATAATCTGGCGATTTCGCACGGCTGAAAACTTACTTTCTGATTCTTGCTCTGTTTGAGGGTTATATGTGCGATTTAAGACGCGTTGTTTTGCATCCTCTCCCCGTTTTCGATTGCGTACTGCATCAAATGTGGACATTAGGTCAACTCCTTAGTACCACTTATTTTTGTCCCAAAATTGAAGGGCTTTGTAAGGATCTCCATACCGGTCTATTACATACTGAAGTCCTTTACTGGCTTGCTGGTATGGATCTGACCAGTCTACGCTGTTACCACCATAATTTTTACGAGTGCCATTCAAAAACTGGAATAATCCCGCAGCCGTAGATTTAGGATTTTTGGCATTGGGATTAAAACTGCTCTCCCGAGCAACCAATTCTTCGAGTGGTTTCTGCCATTCTGCGGGCTTACCTGCCGCTCTTAAGGATTGAGATATGGCCGAAGATGCGATTTCATAATTCTTCGGATTTGATTTTGCATCCGCCGATGCTTTGTAGTAATTTTTGTAAGCCCCACTAGCACTAGCCGTGGGGCTACTCAGTTTCCCGAGTAGCTTTTTAAAAGTGAATCAATCTCCTTTTTAGACATACCAAGCGATAACAAAATTTGATTGGTTTCTGCATCGCTCAGGCCGTAATCAATCACAGTTTCAAACATTTCTTTTCTCTTGGCAGAGTCGGTTGTGACTTTTGTTTTACCTGTATCCTTTGGAACTTCGTTTCCATTTGTGTCATATTCAGTACCGTTGTAAATAGGTTCGGAATACATCGACTTCACGCTCTCTAGTACTTGACTAGGCGTTAATCCGCTGGACTTTGTTGATCCAGGTTGAGACTGTTCATAATCCAACTGCGCCCACGCCCGGGCATTATCGTCCTGAGACAATCCCAACTGAGCCTGTTGATACGCTGCTTGATTCTGTTCAGATAGATTGCGAAGTGCATAATCCAGTCCACCCTGTTCTTTGTCATAATCAAACTTGGCTTGCCATTGCTTATCTGCGATTGCATCACGGGCTTTAGAATATGCGAGTTGTTCCAGCTGATAGTTCTGATTAAACTGCGTATTCTGTTGATTCGCTGTAAGTGGTGCGTTAGGATTTTTCGCTCGATCATAAAGCAGATTGTAATCATTTGCTGGTTTTACTACTCTTCCAGTCATATTTGATACTGCCATAGCTGCATCTAGGTTAGCGTTTTTGACTGATTGGTCTTGTGCCTGTCCAGCCAATGTACGGATGCCCGGATTGTTTGCACTGGCTTGTGCTGCTGTCTTATCGGCACCGTAGAAGCTTGGATCAATGCCCAGCGCCTTCAGCTGCGCCCGGATGGCATCGGCTTCTGTGCTAAGCTGTGCGCGCGCATCCTTGGTTATTCCCTTTGTCTCTGCCTGTGTTTTCAGTCCAAGCAGGTTCTGTATTGCTTGCTTCGCCTCTGCGGGTAGGTAGTTACCGGTTACCTGTGCCTCTGTGATCGGGTTGTTAAAGTCCTGCTGGTTGTAGTCCTGGTACAGGTTACGCTGGTTGCCTATGTTGTCCTGGTACTGCTGGTAGGCCTGCTGTGCATAGATTGGTAGGACGTTATTGGCAATGTTCTCCGCGCTCTGGTTGGCGAGTTGGTTTGCTACGGTTTCGGAATAAGATGACTTCCCTTGGCCCGTTGCCCGTAATTGTGCGTTTGTGTTCTTCTGGTTCACGCTGAGATTCTGCTGTGCCGCCCGGAGTGCTGCTTGATAAGCCGGGTCTGTATCAGCATTGTACGTAAATGGCGTGTTCACAAGATTGGACTGTGCTGACAAGGCTTGCTCTGTACGCGGCTGTGTAGTTGCTGATACCATCGTCTGCGCGGCGGTCCGTGCTGCTGTTGGCACCGATGGCACTGACGTTACACCGCTTCTCACGTTGTTGGCTGCTTTGATGGCTGCTGGTGGTAGACCCGTAGCCTGTGGCGGCTTAGGCGTTTTCATAGCGCCAGGTAATGCAGCTATCGCACCCGCAGGCATCATAGGCTTCTGTGCGGATTGATTGGTTTTGTAGGTGCCTACTGCTTTTTTCCAAGCTTCCGAGTTGAATATACTGGACATGCTAACCCTCCTTTTGAATGCAAAAAGGACCCCAATTGGAGTCCTCTGTCCGTTCTATTGTGTTAACTTAAGCTTATCATGCGTGGGCAATACTTTTTGATTATTTTTGTATCACGTTAATTAAAGTGTGGCAATTATATTGCCGCATAAAATTGGTTATGCTAAGATAAACTAAAGAAGGAGCCGTGCGCTAACACGACTCCCATGTACAATCCGCTATAAGAGCGGTTGGCTTTCGGAGTTTGGTCAGAAGTAGACCGCTATCCTTGGACGGGGCGGTCTACTTTTTTTTGTTGAAGGATAAAATCAACACAACCAAAGCCGCAAATGAAATCATCAGCGTCAGTGCTTGGTATACCTCCATTGGCCTCACCTCCCTTCCGGGAGATTAGCCGACCGCCCTTATGCCATTGTACTGGTATATTATATCAGACCGTGCCTTTGTCGGGTATGGTCTTTTTGATATGCTCAAAGTTGAGCTGACCTATTTTTGTATCTTAGTCCAACCTAGCGACTCATCAAATATTTCAGTATCTCCGGTAATGAAGTTAATCCTCATCGGCACCTGCATTTCATATTCGTTCTCATACTTCATGTATTTATACGGTGTTGGGTAGATCAGAAATGCAAACGCAGCAATAAGAATCAACCCACTGACGACGATGATAGCAGCCTTTTTCATTGAGATTGCAGTTGGGCAAGATTGGCTTCAATGTCTTTAACAGATTGCTCATATTGAGATAGTTGTTCTTCATATCTACTTATAATATTTGCGTAATCTGCTTTTTCCTTGTCTGTAGTAACCTTATCTGCCTCTATTTTTTTTGCAGCAATGAAATCTTTTGTTTCTTGCACTTTTTTGTTTGCATTAACCAGCGCGTTTTTAAGTCCCTCTATTTTTTCAAGTCTATACTTTTCTTTTACTGCTGCTGTATCCAACTTTGCACCTTCTTTCAAAACAACTTTTTTACCATCATTCACAACTTCAAAACCAGCAGCTTCACCAAGATCCCTTACTGGTGCATAGTTTTTCCCTTCAACAACAACGGTATTTAAAGTTTCTCCATTAACCTCTACTGTATATTGTGCCTGTACTGTTTTTCCAATCAGGTTTTGAATATCATCTGCAAATGCTGTGGCAGATAGAGTGAAAATAGCACCAGCAATAAACCCGGCTACTTGTTTTTTCATGAGTTACTCCTTTGTGTACCAATTTTCTCCAATATACCACAGCGTATTCAGATTATTAAAGCCCTCCAGCCTCTAATCTATCAAATATTTCTGTTAAATCTTGCTGAAGCGTTCTATCAGTATCGTTGTTGTATAATTTATTCCAGTTCGCAAAGTTAACTGTTCCAGTAACGTTCATATCCAAATTACCACCAGATACATTAATAATAAGGCCTCCGATACCAAGTAACTCCATAACTCCCGTTACATCATTCAGCCCTCCTCTTTCTGCGCCTGCGAAAACCCATTTTAGCGCTGGTGTACCTGCATAGTTAGGGTCAATAGCCATGTAATGGTCAGCACTTGATTTCGCTGTTAACAGATTACCTTCTGAGTCCATTTCAATTCGCGGAAATGCATTCACTAAACTTTGTAATAGAAATTTTGTCAGGACCACAAATCCAGACTCGTAAACTCTGAATGCTGCTTGATCACGATCGGCATCACCCGCCCAAATTCGTAAATCATCTACAGTCGGATCTGGGTCGCGTTTGCTGGACAATCCTACAGCCTTATCCTTGGATGCAAGGTCCGTTTGGTTAACGGTGTAACCAGCTATTTCTCGCACGTTTGCGCTGGATATATACCCGTTAATGATCGAATCAATGTCCTGAAAGCTCCGGGCTATCTTGTTTATATTATCCTTAAGATACTTTTTCACTTCTTCTAGGTCATTAAAATTCGGCGGGTTGTTAAATGATGGTGCTGTGTCCCATAGTCCCATGATAAACCTCCTTTAGAATAGCGAGAGCTGCCGTACTTGGCGCACAAGCTCGTGAATTTTAGCCGGTCCAGTACCAGATATCTTAACTCTGACGGTGTTTTCGAGAACCACACTGCGAACCGGGATGATAATCCGCTCCACTTTTGCACCTGATCCGGACACCGTATGCACCAGATTGAAGTCGTTACCGTCCTTTGTAGTGGAAAGGTAAATATTTATCGTTGTCCCTACCGGAATTTCTGCGTACAGCCACAATTTCAGCCACCGCTGACGCTGCGACATCACAGGGTTAGTAAATGGCTTAGTGATGAAATACCAGCTTACTGGAGTTCCTGCGTCCGTTGTGGTGTCGTTCATTTTTAGAACTCTGCCGTTCGTGTCACCAATATATAGTTGCTTGCCGACCAATGCATACTGTTCCGGGCGTGGTATATCCAGCATCGACCATGCGGTTAGAAAGTTGTCATATACTAGCGTCCGGCCAGTCCCAAGGGTAAAGTATAGTTTTTCGCCGTCTGTGCCTGCCGTACTGTCCGAATTGATACCACTGTAAAAGGTCTTGATGATCTCGCTGAAAGACTTATCTGGGTTAGCTGACGCGGCGTACTCATATATCCCGTTAGTATGCATGAACCGCATAGTGCCCTCTTGGGTAACCACCGCACTATTATTAGCCACTCCCTCGTCTTCCGTTACCTTACGGACGTTGAAATCAGAGGGTACATTGCCAAACAGCAAGTGTACTGACGATGGCATTCCGATGGTTAAACGATACAGGCCGCCCGAAAGCATGTTGATGTTCTCCCCGGCTGTAGATTCCATGTCCTTTGCGTAGGAGTCTTCGTCTGTACCTTCGAATAAGCTCCACTGCCCCGGCTGATCCAACGCACAAGCGTGTAATTCCTTGCCTACAGCCAGCCACAGACGGTTGGAATAGGTAGTGATGTAGTTTCCTCCGGTCGGCGCTCCTGAGAGGTTCTGTACGGTGCTGCCATCGTACCGTTTTACCGGGTCCACTCCGTTTGATGCAATCAGGTTCACATCGTCAAGATTTCCCTGGTAGTTCGTCCAGTGCCAGCGTGCGGAAGTGTTCAGGCCGGATGCCAGCGTATCCCATGTGCTGCCATTCCAGCGTCTCCAGGTTCCATCGTTGAACACTCCGTGCAGCTGCGTTCCTTTCCAGACCATCAAGCCTAGCACCTTAGTGCCGAACGTACCTAAAACAGAATACCCAGCCCTCACTGAGAGAGCCGGGTAATCGTCGTTTGTCATATTGGACATGTCGGTTAGGTGCGAATCAGAGATGCTGTACGGATCGTACGTATTAATCCCCTGCCACTGCCGGATACTAATTGGCTCCTGAATGCCCGGAAGTGGTCCGCGCGGCTCTGGAATATCGTATTGAATTAGCTTCATGTCACAGCACTTCCCGTATAGTTTTGCGCAGCTTTGTTCCATGCTGCTTTATACTGAGTTTCGTACATAGTTGACTTTCCAGCGTCGTCCATAGCATTTGCCAAGAATGAAGCCAGCCCGATGTAATAGCTGTAGTGGTACTCTTCTGGAGCGTCTGGAACCGCCGTAAGCACGCTTGATGTGAATGCAGTTGTTGCTATCCTGGAGTAACGTAAAACGCCCTGCAAGCCGCTGGAATACGGCGCAGGACGCAAGGTAAGTATATGGGTGCTGTCATCAAAGGTGTATGTGTTCTGTAGTGGGTTCGTTATGCCCGGGATCAACTCATGGTACTTGATGATGCCCACCATCACAAGGTCGATGTTCTTTAGCCGCACCTCGGTGGATATGGTGTATGCGGATTCGTCCTTTATAGGTGTAAGTGGCAGCACTCGCGGGATCTTCACCACGTTGAAAAAGTCTTGGTTGAGCGCGTTCAGTACGACAATCTTGTCAGCTAGTGGGACTTCATTCGGCACTAGCAAATCTGCCTCATTGATAATAGATTGTAAGTCCAAGTCGTTCCCTCCTCACTCGCACAATTCAAAACTAAAGCGTACAGCCTCCGCAGTTATTGCTAGTCCATCCATACGTTTGATTAAAAACTTTGCATTATCGT